CAGCCGTTTCCTTGGTGATCATCACCGCGCTGCCCCGCTGTTCGGTTTTCGCATTGCCCAGGACCCAGGCCATCAACGGACGTGCTGCATGCACAAGCGTTCCGTCCTTCAGCTTTCGCTCCATTCCCCAGATCGCCGCCGAAAGTCGCGAGCCCTGCGGAATCGCCGCCATCTGGTCTTCTGACAGGCCCCGGAATGCCAGCTCGTCCACGATCGTGCTGACGCCGTACGGGTCCAGCCCGACTGCCCCGGTCCCGGGCAGCAAGCCGGCCTGAAGCAGCCTCTCGACCACGTCGGCAACGCCGGTCACATCGCCGGTCTTGTCGGCTGCCGACAGGATCGTAAGGTCCCCGTCAGCCTCGAATTGCCGCAGAATCCCGGCAATCTCCTTGCGCTGCTCAAGCACTTCCGGATGCGCCCAGGCATGGGTCCACAACATCCACCTTCGCGTGCCGCGCTCTCGTCCGATCACGGCCAGACCAAGCAGGTCGTCAAGCCCGCCGCCGTCGATGCCGATAACGGCAACCTCGCAGCGCTCCATCAGCGCGCCAAGGTCAGCGATATCGGGCTCGGCCGCGGCCTCCCAGAACTGCGCCCCGATCCATGTCGTGGCCCTGATGCCGACGCCGACCTCGATGTTCAGGTGCTGCGTCGCCCAGGCGATGACCTCTGTCTGCCCGTCTGCCTTCGCCCGCGCGAACCCGTCCAGTAACGCCTCGATCGACACCGACCGCCCGAGGTTCGGCGTGACCATCGGCCAGAGCGCAGGATCGGTCCAGTCTCGGCCTTTGCTCCGCTGGATCGTGTCCGGAAACTCGTACAGGACAGGCAGCAGCCTGACCCGCTCGGTGATCTTGCCGTCCCGCACCGCGCGGGCATAGTCAAGCTCGGTCCTGAAAACCCCTTGCGGCGGATGATCCGACTGCGTGGTGATCATCACCAGCAGGCTCTCCGGAAAGGGCAGCATGCCGCCCCTGATCTGCCGGATCACATCGGCCGCGTAGGGGATGGACCCCAGGATATGCACCTCGTCGATCAACGCAAAGACCGGCTTTGCCCCGGTCAGCACATCCATTCCGAACGTCCGGATCATCAGCCGCGCGCCAGTCACCCGGCAGCGGATCGTCTTCTTGTGGTCCTGGACATGGAACCGCTTCTGCAGGAACCCTTCCGGGTCCGCATCGATCATGCCCTTTGCCTGCTCGAAGGCCGTCTCGCTGATCTTCTGCGTCGGACCGATGATCAGCATGTCCGCATTGCGCCGCCGGTTGAGCAGCATGAAGGTCAGGGCGATGGCCGCCGCGCTCGTCGTCTTGGCGTTCTTCTTTGGCACCAGGATGAAGACCTCGCCAACCTGCCTGGATTCGTAGCCGCTGGCGCTCGTCGCCATCGATCCGAAGGCCGCGCGAACGATGTCGCGCATCCACTCGCCTGCAGCTTCCGCCAGCGAAGGTTGCCCCGGCACATCTGGCAGGCGCAGCCGGTTGAAGATCCCCACCGCCCGCTCGGCCGCCGCGGCATCAAGCGGCAGATCGGCAATAGGCGTTTCGCCCCGGGCGAGTTTCTCGGCCCAGTCGAGGCAGGCAAAGTCAAAGGGCATGTCAGTTCAGCAGCTCGCCCCAGCTTTCCGGCGGCGCCTTGGCGTCACGCTGCAGCGCGTCCTTCTTGCCGATCGGCGCGGTCGCCTTTGGCTTGGCCGGCGAAGTCGGCGCGACCGCTGCCTTCGTGATGGCCAGGATTTCCTTGGTCGCGCCGACGTGCCCTTCCTGCATCTTGCGGACCAGCGCCTGCATCGCGATCCCTTCCATGAACAGCGCGCCGTGCTCCAGCTCGCGGGAGAAATGTTTCCGCAAAGTCTTGTCATCGCAGCCCATGAAGGCCGCGACTTGCGCCTGCGACCAGCCGCGCGCTCGCAGGGTTATCACAAGCATCTGATTCTCTTTGCTTTTCGCAAACGATGGACGCCCCCGCGGATCGCGCAGCGGACCCACTGGATGACCGAACAGGTCAAGACCGACCCGGTCGGCCTCGAAATCTGTCTCGGCCAAGGAAAAAACCTCCGAATGAGTAGCACGCCGGTCTGGCCGCTGTCGGCCTCTCGACTTTCACCCCCCCCCTCCCCTTCGGGCGGGCGGGTCAGCTGGTCGGCAGGCCGGCCTCGACCCGCTGCTTGTGCCGGTCGTGGCAGGCCTTGCACAGGCACTGCAGGTTCGCATCGTCCCAGAACAGCCGCTCATCACCCCGATGCGGCGTGACGTGGTCGGCCACCAGCAGCGCCGTGTCGGTCTCGACCGTGCCGCACCCCGGCCACTGGCACGTGAACAGGTCGCGCACCAGCACCGACCACCGCAGCCTCTGCCAGCGCGCCGTCTTGTACCACGCCCGCCACTCGACGCGCTGCGTTCGCGCTGCCTCGGTCGATGCTTCGATGTATCGGACCCGCAGCGGCATCTGGCGCAGCGCCGACGGCAGACGCCTCAGCTTTCCCACCTTGCCCCCGGAAACGACAGCGCCCGCGCGGGGGTTCCGGCGGGCGCAACTTCAGATCATGGCGTTCTTTACGAGTTCGGCTGACCCGAATGTCAAGCCCTTTCACGCTCGCACATCGTGCATCCTGTCCAGCGCCGCACCGAGGCAGCCCATCAGATCGGCCCGGTCCTGCCGTGTGGGAAGCCGCCCTGCATCCCGCAGCACCTCCGAGATCGTCCGGCCGGCCAGGCACACGGCATCCACCAGCGCCCGGTCAGTCAGCCCCGCCTCGCCTTCGCAGGGCGGCAGCGCGGCGCCCCGCCCGATCGCGGCCCGCAGCCGCGCCAGTTGCTCGGAACGAAGCATCACGCCATCCATCCAGTCGCGCGCGCCACCGCTGCCCGCACGCGCCCCATCCAGCGACGTGCACTTCACCCCTTCCGAAGCAACCCGCTCGGCCAGCGCAGCATAGGCCCGACCGGCCTCGACCTGCGCCACGGTGAACAGCGCACCCCGCCCGCCAGCCCGGCGATGCTGCAGCGCCATCCGGTCAAAGGCATCGGCCGCGCGAACGGGATGAAAGCCGTCCTGCGTTGCCCGGCGCACGCGCGGGCCAGAGGCCGTCTGGACCGTCTCATACTGCGGCGCCACCATCTGCGGCCCGCGCGCCGGCGCCGCAATGATCTCGGGCGATGCCTGCCGCGGCGCCACCGCCCGAAGCCGCACCGCCTGCACCGCTTCGTCCTCGGCCTCCAGCCACGCTTTCACCGCCTGCCCTGCCAACCGTGCCGCCATGTCTTGCCCTTCCACCATATCTTGTGCCTGCATCCTGCCAAAGCGCGATAGCTTGAACCCATGCGCTGACTTCCTCCCGTATTTCGCGACTTCCTCCCACGTTCCTCCCATGAAACAGCAATGAGGCGATAACCCATCCCCCTGTTATTCCTTCGTCTTTTCTTTCGCTGAGGAGGATGGGGAGGATAGGGAGGTATTTTTCAGGGTAACGCGCAAGAGAAGTGTTTCCCCTTGCCACCCCATCAGATACGCGCGCGTGATACCTGCCAAATCACCTCCCCATCCTCCCTGTCACTGGCCAAGCCACTGATGCGCCTTCGCTTTCCCCACACCCCCAACATCCCTTCATCCTCCCGCGACGGGGCAGGAACCTCCCATTGCTCCCGCAGATGCCTGATGAAAGGGTGCGGGATGTGCCAGCGTCAGAAGTCATGCGCATCGCCGCCTGCATCAGGGACAGCCGACGATGTCCCCGCGGCCCGCTTCCACTTGCCCTCGGCAATCGCGCCGTCCATCCGCCGCCGGAAGATCGCGGTCAGCGCCAGACCCTGATAGCCCGACACCGACCGTTTCGATGCCATGAAGCTCAAGCCTGTGCGCGGGTCGCGCCATCGCTCTGCCTTGTCGCGCAGCTTCATCTGGAACTGCCGCCCGCTCCATTGCGTGCTGCCCTGCTCGGCCATCCAGAAGTTGAAGGCGTCGGTCAGATCGGCCGAACGTGTGAACGTGCCGGCATCGCCCGTCACCTCCGCGCAGGCATCCAGGAACAGCCCGATCGGGTCATTCTCCTCGCGATAGGCCTGGGTCGCATCCGCCACCTGCTGCGGCACCTGCAGGCCACGTTCAAGGTAATCGATCAGGCCGTCGACCAGCCAGTTGAGGATCCCCGGAGCCTCCTCGAACAGCTTGCGCCCAAGGTCCCGGTCACGCTCGCGCTCTGGAATCTGAACGTTGAACATCACCATCAGGACCCGGCGCCAGATGCCGTCATCGGTGCCCCGTATCTCGGGCTTGTGGTTGCCCGAGATGAACAGCTTGAACACCGGCTTGACCTCGATGAAGTCGGAATGCAGCGCCCGCACCAGTATGGGCTCGCCGCCGGTCAGTTCCTTGATGATGCCTTCCTTCAGCCGCTCGCCCTGTTCGGGCTCCGAGGCGCGCACCAGACGCGCGCCCATCAATGGCACAAGGTCCGGCGTGGCATCGGCGCCGCCACGCCGCGTCTGCCCGGTCAGCGTCTCGATCTTGGCCGTCGCGGCATAATCGCCCATCATCCGTGCCATCAGGTCGACCAGGACAGACTTCCCGTTCGCTCCGTGCCCGTAGAAGAACCACATCCGCTGCTCTAGCTCGGACGTCATGGCCAGACCGAAGGACCGCTGCAGAAAGCCCCGCATCTCGGCGTCCGGCATGATCCGCTGCAGGAACGCCTCGAACTGCGGCGCCCGGGCCTGCGGATCATAGATCGCGGCCATGCACTTCGTCACCAGATCGGCCCGGTCATGCGGGCAAAGCTGAACCGAGGCGACCTTGCTATCGCCGCCCCCCGACGATCGGCTGACCGAAAACTTCAGCGTGCCCGACAGCGTGTTGACCGAAAACGGGTCAGCATCCATCGCCTCGAACGGGCGGTTCAGGCCGATTTCGGCCTCCTTCAGCATCGCATCGATCTTGCCCGTGTTGCCCGATGACTTGGCAAATCGTCGGAACTCGCCCCGCCGCCTCTGCAGCTCCTGCTTCATCGCCTTTCCGGCGGACACCTTCGACAAGGCACGGTCAAGCTCTGCGTCATCATCCGGGGTGCGGGCCCGGGCCTCCAGCGCCTTCACCGCCGCCTCGGCCGCCGGCAGATCGTCCAGACGCTTCTTCTCCCATGGCTCCAGCGCCAGCTGCGCAATCTCCTGCAGCATCAGCTCGCTCACCTTCTGGGCGCGCGTGCGCACCCGGACACGGTCGCGGTCCGCCGCCCAGCGTGTGCCATCCCAGACGTACCAGCCCACACGCTGCACATGCAGCACGTCCTCACCGAAATAGGTGGCCAGACGCCGCCCGTTGCCGATGTCGTTCATCGGGTGCGCCGCGGCCTCTGCATGGCGCGCATCGTCCACAGCCGGCGGCCCCTCGCCGGGCGGGCCGTCAGCATCGCCGGGCGAGGCATCGCCCATGTCGGGCCCCTCGTCCGGCACCCAGTCGCCATCCGGCCACGGCGCTTCGTCACCAGCCACAGGCACCCCGCCCATGTCGATATCCTCCGGCTGCTCCATCACGCGCCGGACGTGGTCAATCGGGTCGGCCATGGATTTCCTCTCCGTCATCGCCGCCACCACCCGCGCGGCATCGTGCCGTTCTGCACCCCGTCCGGGTCGTGCCTGTCGGTCTGCGCGTCGACGCCGCGCAGCGTCGCGATGACGGCGTTTTTCGTCCGCTTGATCAGCTTGGCGATCTGGCCGTAACTCATCCCCTCATGGTCGCGCAGGTCGAGAGCATGCAGGATGTCGGCCTCCTCCCACCCCTTGCGCGGGGGGCGGACGTGGTCAATCGGGTCGGTCATGCCCCTCATTCCCGCGCCTCCCCGAACAGGTCAGCCGGTTCCGGCACAGGCCGCGATTGAGGGATCAAGAGGTCCGGCTGGCGCGCGACTTCGTCCACCCGGCGGCAGGCAATGTCGAAATAGTTCGGGTCGATCTCGATGCCCGTGCCATACCGGCCCATGCGCTGACATGCGACAAGGGTTGTCCCGCTGCCCATGAATGGATCAAGGATGGTTTCCCCCATAAGGCTGCCTCTGTTAACAAGCCACGCGACAACATATCCGGGCTTCGGGCAAGGATGCCCGGTAGGTTCTGCCGCGACGGTTGCCGTTATGTGTTTCGCTTGGATCGTGATCCCTGCCCGTGGGTCCTTGCCATAAAATAAAATAGGCTGACTCGTATCCCTGCCCCATTTGTTCAATCCTATTGCCGCCGGCTGATAAATAATGCCCATATCGTCCGGCATTGGATAATGGAAGCAAAGTGGCGTCCCCGGCGTGACAACGCCGCGCTTGCTTTTTGCAAGCGCCATCGTGACAGCGGGAACAACATGCTCTCTGACGTATTCGCGCGTATCGTCAAATGCCGCTTTGTATTTGGTTTTCTGGCTGGCTTTTCCCTTGGTCCCGCTGCCGCCGTTCACACCATAAGGGGGATCGGTGATTAACGCATCAAATGCGCCTAACAGCGGCACAATCTCGCGGCAATCGCCCAGGATCAGCCGCTGCCCCCCGATGCGCTCCTCTCGGACGATGGCCCCCGTCATTTCCGCGCCTCCGTTCGCCCGAAGAATATCAACCACGGGCCAATGTGCAGGCACGAGCGGTAGCCGTAGTAGCGGGCTTCGGTGATGCTCAGGCACCAGCCCGGAACGCGGACAATGTTCATCCCCGCGCCTCCGCCAAGATGCACTCGTATCGAATGCCCGCGTAGGCCATGAGGTCGACATGGCTGTCGCGGTGGTCCGGCGAGGCGATCATCCGCGCAAGCTTGGTTGCCATGTGAACGGTCGCGATCTCGGCCGCCGTCAGGTCGCGCCCGGTGATCGCGTTGAAGATGCGCGCGATGTGCTCGTGATTCTCGACCGGCTCGCCATAGACCGCCCTGCGCTCGGTGCCCGTCAGCCGCGCCGCCTCCTCAAGCAGCGCAACCCGCAGAGGCAAAGCCGCCGCACGCAGAATGTCATCATCCTCGATCATCCTTTGGCCTCCTGCCGGCTCCGGGCTTTGCCCGGGCCCTTTCGATCCTTGCCTCATCCGCCCGCCGCGCCGCGCGCCGGGCTGCGTCTTCATCCATCGGCCGGCCGGAATTGCTCCACCGGCTGCCCGGCGGCATCGCCCGCGCCGACAGCGGCCGGAACGGATCGCTGTCCTGTCCCATCGCGCCCGCCCTCCATCACGATGTCATTCAGGTCTCGCCCTTCGCCCGCGTGGACGATTGAAATGCGCTCCAGGCCCGGGCAGTTTGCGCGCGCCCGGCGCAACCCGGCCACCAGCTTGGCCCGCGTCAGCCGCGGCTCGGAATCGCCGTCCTGCACGAAGATCAGCCAGGTCACGCAGGGCGGCGGCAGGAACGCCTCCGCATCCTCGAGGTCGGGGATGCCCGCATACTTCATGCCGTCGCCGCGGATGACCCGCTGCCCGCTCATGTTGCCCAGATCGACCCCGGCCCAGTAGGCCGCACCCGGATAGGCATCCGCCGCCATGGCCGTCAGCGTGGTCTCGATGCCCTCGCCCATGACCAGCGTGTCAAAGCCCGCCGCGCCCGGATGGCTCAGCCTGATCGCCGTGCCCTTCTTCGATCCCCAGACCTTCTTGGCCGGCATTGCCTCGCCCTGATGCAATAGCCTGGCCTTGCCGTTCGGCGCGTTCAGATCGATCCATGTCCGGTGAACCGCCGTCAGCCGCCCATCCGGCGCCAGACAGCCGGCCACCATCGCGGGCCCGCGATGCAGCTCTGTCCAGGTCCGACCGTCCGGCGCCGGCACCATGTAGGGCAGGTCGGGGTGGAACCGCAGCGCGATCGGCGGCGCCGCCGCAAACCGTTCGGGCAGCCCGCGCAGGCGAAGGTAATCGCCCACCGCCGTGCCCTTCGCAGGCCGCGTCTCATGCCAGATGTCGCGCGCCTGGCTTATGGCCCGCGCCCGCGCCCGCGCCTCCGCCGCGGCCCGCTCCTCAGCCTTGCGCGCCGCGTCCTTTTCGCGCCGCTCGGCCTCGGCCGGGTCAAGCCGGACCTCAGCCCCCATCAGCCAGTCCAGCGCGTCCTTGAAGCTGCAGCCCAGCACATGCCGGATCAGCGCGACCCCGTCGCCGCCGCCGCAGTGACGGCAAAGCCAGACACCCTTGGCCGGGTTCACGCCGAACCGGTCGCGCCCGCCGCAGCGCGGGCAGGGCCCGACCCATTCGCGCGAGGCCCGCTTCAGGCCGGCCACGTCAAGCCGGCCGACAATGTCCATGATCGGCACAGCCCTCGCTTCGCTCAGCCGCGGGTCATCACGCACAGCGCACCCCCGTCCTGCGCTCGACCAGATCGGCCAGAACATCGGACTGCCCGGCGAAATACCGCAGCATCACCATGCCCAGCCGGGCCTCGGCCGTCGCCTCGGCGCGCGGGTCGCCGGCCGTCGCCTCGGCACCGACAACGCCGCTGACGCGCGACGCCTCCATCACCACCCCCGCCAGATCGCCATCCGCCAGATCGCGCGCCTGCCGGCACAACGCGGCCAGCCGCCGCCGCAGCGCCGGCCGCACCGCCGCGCCATGCGACGCCAGCACCAGCGCCACCGCCGTCGCCAGAATCGCCCGCCGAATGTCGTGCTCGCCATCGGTCATCGGATATGCGCCGCCTTCGCGAGTCGCGCCCGCATGGCCATGGCGCCCTCCGGCGTGGCCAGCGCGCGGCGGGCCCGGTCCGCAACGGCCGTCCCGTCGAACCCGGCCAGCGCGCAGACCTGATGGAAATCGGCTGTCCCAAGCCACGGCAGCGGACGCTCCTGCCGCCGCCCTTTCGCGATGGCCGCGAAGTTGGCCCGGGCTTCGTCGCAGACATCACACAGCCCGACGAAAAGCACGCTCTGCCACATCCCGCGCGACCGGCCGGCATGCAGGCTGTCGGTTTCGTCCAGCCACCAGTCCGGCCAGTCGGGCCGGTCAGGGTCGGCAGCGCGCGCCGATGCCACGAACTCCCGCAGGGTCTCGCGGCGCGTCCGCACCCCGCCGGCCGCGGCCCGCGCCTCCTTGGCAAAAGCCGCCTCCAGCGCCGCCAGCGCCGCCATGATGTCGACGGACGCCGGCGCAGCGACGGGCTCCTGCGCCTCAAGCGCCTCGATCGCGTCAAGCAGGCTCATGCGCGGCCGCCCTCGGCGACCCACCGCGTCAGCATCGCCACGATGACATCGACCATCAGCGCCGTCAGCGTCTTCGCCCGCACAACCGGGTCCGGGCTCTGCCGCTTCAGCATCGCCACGCGCCGCTCGGTATCGACCGGCGGCCATTCGTTCAGGAACGCGGCCAGATCGCGCCGCTGCGCGCGCGGCACCGCGACCAGCGCCAGAATCATCGGCCGCAGGAACGGCCGCGACCAGGCATAGATGTCACCGGCAGAATCCGACCGCCGCACCGCGTCCAGCACCTGAGTCACCAGCGCGCCACGGCCACGCTCGACCTCGGACCGGATGAAGCCCACGCAATAGACCGTCCCCGGCTTGATATCCCTTGACGACGGCCGGTAATCCGACAGCTTCGCCCCGGCCTTGACCACCGCCGCCTCGGTCGCCAGCGCCCACGCCTCGCCCGCGCGCAGCCCGGCGCGGAACACCGTGCCCGGGGTAACCGCCGTGACCAGCCCGTTCACGGCGGCAAAGGCCCGCGCCTGCCCGACCTCGTCCAGATCGACCACCAGCGCGGGAACCTGCTCAAGACCCGCCATCCTTGCCGCATGCGTCCGGTGCTGCCCGTCGATCACCGAATACTTGCCCTCGATCGGCGAAGGCGCGACCAGAACGGGCAGGAAATGCGCCCAGTCGAACGCCCCGGCAATTTGCACGATCTGCCGCCACGACCCGTTGGTCAGCGGGCGCTGATAATCCTCATCGATGACCAGATCATCGATGGCCAGCCAGCGCAGCACCGGCAGCGCCGCCTGCGCCGGCCGGGGCGCCCGGCGCTCGCCCGTCTCGATCGCCCGGAACGTCATGCCGTCACCGCCCGGATGATCAGCCCAGCCCACCCGATCACGGCAAACACGCCCGACGCGCCAAGCAACAGCCACAGCCGCCGCCGCTCCCTCGCCGCCGACGCGCGAAGCTCATCGAACTCCGCCGCCCGGGCCTCTGCCATCTGCTGCAGCCGCGCGGCCAGATGCCCGGCCACCACATCGGCCTGCTCCTCCAGCGTGCCCTGCCAGCCGCCCCTCTCCACCGTCCGCGCCAGATGCAGCGCCATCTTCGGCGACAGCCTGACGGTGATATCGCTGTGCACCGCCGCCGCGCTGCGCAGGTTGCCGGGCAGGTCCGTCATCACCCGCCCCGGGTCGGCCGGGTCGCCCCACTTCAACAGGATCGGTACCGCCATCAAGGCCTCCTCATCTGAAGGGTCGGGCAGGCACAGACAGGTGGCTGGCGCACGCCGGGGAGGAACCGTGCGCCAGCCCGGAGGGGGACCGTTTCAGCCTCTCTCCCCCTCCGATCCGCATGAAAACCCCGGCGACGCCGCCGCCTGCACCAATCGCGCCACCGGGAAGTTGCCCGCGCCGAGACAGACAGACGCAGGATCTCACGCAGGCTGCGGCGCGGTCAGTCATGCCCGCCCCCGTCCAGCCGCCGGAAAAATTTTTCCGCCCTCTCGCGCAGCGCGAAATACCGCTGCAGCGCGCGGTCCGCGCGGACCTCGCAATACCGGCCGAGGATGTAGATCACCGCCCGCCTCACCGGACCGCCCCCGGGCCCAGCACGATCTCCGCCCCCGCGATCACCATCACCGCGGTCACATACCGCAGGCTCGCGTCATGCTCGCAGCGCAGCCAGTTGCGCACCTGCCGCGGCGACACATCCAGCACCCGCGCCGCCTTCGCCGCCAGCTCATGCTCCGACGGCGACGGGAACGCCCGCCAGAGCAGCCCCGCAAACCAGCGCCGCGACGCCGCCGCATCACCCGGTAACGAATTGGCAGGATTTTTCATCGCACGTCCCCCATCTTGGTCCTGTGCAGGGACCGACGAAGCAACATGCAAAGGATGGCGGGGGGCGGCAGTCATGCCGCCCTCTGCGTCGCGGAATGGGCGGCCAGCAGTCGATCGGCATCAAGCCCGATCCCCCGCCGCCGCGCGCCTTCGATCAGGGCGGACCAATACTTGACCGGCACAACCCCGCGCTGGAACCAGCGATGCACCGCGACAAGGTCAAGATCGGCATCAGCCGCGCGCGCGTCCGCATGGACAGCAGCGCGGTCAGGCCACTCAGAAAGGATGGATGTGACAGTGTTTTCGGTCATGGCGCCCTTGGTAATGACCGGTTTGGTCATTTGTCAAGAGGGCCATCTTGGTGATTGAGACCAAACGGGTCATGGGCGATGGTCCGCCCATGGTCTCTGAACTTGCCAACCTGGTCCCGGTCAGCCTACGGAACGAGATGCGCGCCGATCGCATCGCGCACCGCCTTACGCTGTTGCGCGAAGCGCTTGGTCTCAAGCCCGCCGAGATATCCGATCTTCTCGGAATACACCGGACCTACTGGTCGCGCTTCGAGACGGGCAACCGACCTGTCTCGGAACACGTGGCCGTGCTGCTGGTCGACCGGTTTGGCGTCACGCTCGACTTCCTGATGTTGGGCAGATGGGACAAACTGCCGCTCGATCTGGCGCAGAAGATGCGCGCAGTCGAAGAAAAGCTGCAAAAGTAAAGCTCATCGAGGCTCTCGCCCGTCTCAGCTGCTCGCCGCGCGAGACGATAGAGTC